CGTAATTTGGCAGACCTGGCCCTGGGGGCAGACACATCAGGCATTTTGGGTTACACCAAAGGTGGCACAGGATTGGCCTCTGCCAGCACCAGTGGGAATGTGCTAGCCAGCAATGGAACAACTTGGACCAGCACCAACACTTTGACCAACTTGGTATTTTCGGGTGCCACCATCAACGACGGCTACACAGAAGAAACTGGCACTGCAAACACCAGCACAGCATATACTGTTTCCTTGGCCAACGGCACATTGCAAATTCTCACTCTCACAGGAAACTGCACATTCACCTTCCCCACTGCCACAGCAGGGCAGTCCTTCATGATGATTCTCAAGCAAGACGCTTCAGGGGCCAGGACGGCCACGTGGCCTGCCAGTGTCAAATGGCCCAGTAGCACAGCCCCCACTATCACCAGCACGGCCAGCAAGGGGGACAAGTTTGTGTTCACAGCTGATGGCACATACTGGTGGGGTTCCACAGCAGGACAGAATTACCTGTAATGTTTAACGCGAACACAACTCAGGTATCTGGATCTGTTGCATCCAGGGCCATTGCAGTAGGCCATCTACTGAGCCCCAATGTTTCTGTTTATTCATGGTTTCCAAATGGGTTTGGTGCAAAATATACCAATCCGGCTACATTGCCGAATAATACTGGAAACGGTGTTGCATTCAGTCCAGATGGTTCAGCTATTTCTGTTACCTTTGGCGTTACCCCATTTGTAGCAGCATATCCTTGGTCTGGGTTGGGGTTTGGCACTAGATATGCTGATCCAGCAACAGCCATACCAAACTCAGCAACCGGAACTGCGTTTAGCTCAGACGGCACGGCAGTTGCCATAAGTCACATTAGTAACCCTTTTGTTTCTGTATATCGGTGGTCTAGTTCTGGCTTTGGAACTAAATATACCAATCCAGCAACGCTGCCTGCATCCACAGGAAATGGCGTTGCATTTAGTCCAGATGGGACTGCTATTGCGGTGGCTCATAATACGACCCCGTTCATTTCGGCATACCCTTGGTCAAGTTCAGGGTTTGGCACCAAATACACCAACCCAGCCACTTTGCCAGCCACTGATGGGAATAAAGTTGCATTTAATTCGGATAGCTCCGCTATTGCTGTTGTTGTTTCTACGACTCCATTTGTGTCAGCTTATCCATGGTCCAGTTCAGGCTTTGGAACCAAATATTCCGACCCCTCAACTTTGCCAACTGGCGCTGGAAACGGAGTTGCATTTAGTTCAGACTCTTCAGCAATAGCAATAGCTCACACCACGACTCCTTTTATTTCAGCATATCCTTGGTCTAGTTCAGGCTTTGGCACCAAATACGCTGATCCGGCCACTTTGCCAACAGGGCAGGGAAATGCCGTTGCATTCAGTGGGGACAGTACTGCCATTGCAGTAGCACACACCACAACCCCATTCGTTTCGGCTTATCCCTGGTCTAGTTCAGGTTTTGGAACCAAATACACCAACCCAGCAACCTTACCTCCTAACACAGGCTTTAGCGTGGCCTTCGGCGGTTCTGGCGGTTACCCAATTCAGCAGATTGCTATATCTACCAGCGGGTCGCCATATATTTATGTTTATCCTTGGTCAAGCTCTGGTTTTGGCACCAAATATACCGATCCAAGCTCTCTTCCGCCAGGATATTCAAGCGGCGTAGCTTTCAGTCCTGATGGAACGGCAATTGCTATCGTTAGCAATATTACACCTGATATAACAGCCTATCCATGGTCAATATCAGGATTTGGAACCAAGTATGGTAACCCATCGACACTACCTGCAAATCAAATGTATAGTGTTGCTTTTCATCCACAAGGCACAGACATTGCAATAGCTGGACTTAATCCATTTATATCTTCATATAAATGGATATCTGGTAGCGGTTTTGGGGCTAGGTCCACCCCGTCAACCAACATCGCTGGCCAAGGAAACGGTGTAGCTTTCAGTCCAGATGGGACGGCTATTGCTATCGCTCATGCTACGACGCCATTTTTATCTGCATATTTGTGGTCAACCGCAGGGTTTGGAACAAAATTTGTTGCGTCTCCAGTCCCCGCAGGCACTGGGAGTAGCGTAACATTCAGCCCCGACAGCACAGTTGTTGTTGTTGGTTATGCTACGACTCCCTTCGTTTCAGCGTATGCGTGGTCAAGCTCTGGTTTTGGCACCAAATATACCGATCCGACTACAGGTGACCTTCCTACGGGCCAGGGGCATGGCGTTGCGTTTAATCCTGCTGGAACCGCCATCGCAGTAGCTCATGCTACAACACCATTTGTGACAGTATATCCATGGTCTGGTACTGCATTTGGTACTAAATACTCAAACCCAAGCACACTACCAAACTCCACAGGAAGAAGTGTTGCATTCAATTATGATGGGTCTGCTATTGCCGTAGCACACTTTACACAACCGCTGCTATCTGTGTATCCTTGGGCAGCCGGGTTTGGGACTAGATATACAAACCCAGCTAGTTTACCCAGCGGCAGTGATGGTACTAGCGTCGCATTTAATAGAATCACATAGGAGAGAAAAAATGGCTGAAACAGAAACACCCAAAACCCGCGAAGAAATCCTCCGCGTCAATCTGGATGCCAGGGTGCAAGAGGTGATGCACTACCAGATCAACATAGACAACTACACACTGGCGCTCCAAAACATTGCTGTGATGCCGCTTGATGAACGCGCTGAATTGAGCGGATTTGCAGATCAATTGGCCAATCTGCTGGCCAGTGAAAAATTGGAGCAGAAGAAGGCCAAGGTGATGTTGGCAGTGCTCAAGCAACAACTGGGAGACTAACATGCTCTACGTCAAAGCCATTGACAATCAGATAGTTGCGTATCCATATAGTCAAACAGATCTGATCCGTGATAACCCTGGCACCAGTTTCCCTGCAGGTGGCATCAGCACTGCCAGTCTGGCCGAGTGGAATGTGTTTCCTGTTCATTACGCGTCTCAGCCCACCTTTGACGATTTGACAGAACGTTTGGTGGAAGCTGAGCCCATCCATGACGGATCAGCTTGGATACAACAATGGAAAATAACTCCCATACTGCAGGAGGAGATTGATGCACGCAACCATCAACAAGCCGCCTCTGTGCGTGCTCAACGCAATGCACTTTTGGCAGCCACGGACTGGTGGGTGATCCAAGCAATGGAAGCCGGACAAGTTATAAATACTTCCATGACAACTTATCGTCAAGCATTACGTGACATCACATCCCAGCCGGGATTCCCCTGGGATATTACTTGGCCGGAGGTGCCACAATGACTACCAATCGCAATTTAGCTGAGCTTGCTCCAGGTGCCAATACATCAGGCGTGTTGGCAGTCACCAATGGTGGCACTGGCCAGTCCACTCTCACCGCCAACAATGTGCTGTTGGGCAATGGCACTAGTGCCATTCAATTGGTGGCCCCCGGATCTAATGGCAATGTTCTCACATCAAATGGCACAACCTGGACTTCAGCAGCATCAACGGGCGGTGGAGTTACCAAGGGTCAGGCCATAGCTTTTGCAATGATTCTTGGATTCTAGGAGATAAACCATGGCTGCGCCCAATATAGTAAACATAACTTCACTTGTTCCTCATACAGTGTATGTGACCCCAGCTAACACCAGCAGGAACGCTTTGGTGACCGCCCCTTCCACAGGTCAGGCACACAAAATTAACCAGATTGTGGTGTCCAACATTGATGGAACAAATGCGTATAATGCCACAGTTGAGCTGAGATTGGCTGACGGCACCACATACGTGGCCGTGGGATCAACCATTTCAGTGCCAGCCAATGCCTCCTTGATAATGATGGACAAGACCACCATGCTGTATCTTTTGGACACAGGAGTCACAGGAGAGGCCAGCACAATTTGGGTCACCAGCAGCACAGCCAGTAAGCTGACATTTACTTGCAGCTACGAGACTATTTCCTAATGGGCGTATGGGATGACTTTTAGATATAAGGGTGGCCTGATTTCTGCCACAGCTCCCACAATATCCACCAGTGCTGCGTCTGGTGTTTGGACACTGGAGCAACAGTTTCAGAATGCTGGGAATTGGCCAATTCCTGCCCCTGCTACTCCCCAAGCACAGCTTTGGGATTGGGGACTTAGTATCCAACTAGGTCAGAACGGTGGTCCTAACCTGTCCAGTCCCACACAAGTGGGCACACTGACAAATTGGCTGCAAGTCAGTTCTGGTTTTTACTTTGCCATGGCCACCAAAACCGACGGCACACTGTGGGGTTGGGGCTACAACACTCTGGGTCCACTGGGTACTGGGGATCAAACTAATAGGCTAAGTCCTGTGCAAGTGGGGGCTTTGACCAATTGGTTGCAAGTGGCTGCTAGTTTTTATTTCTCGGCAGCCGTCAAAACTAACGGAACGTTGTGGGGTTGGGGTAACGGGTCTCAGGGACAATTGGGTCTGGGCAACACCACCAGGTATTCAAGCCCCATGCAAGTGGGAGCTTATACAAATTGGTCGCAAGTGGCTTGTGGTAGATTCTTCACAGTGGCCACCAAAACAGACGGAACTCTTTGGAGTTGGGGAGATGGGGG